CCATCTCCTATTGTTTTGGATTTTTCACAGATGCAAACAGTACAATTCTTTGCAGAGGCTGTATAACGTAGGGTGTACCTTGTAAGTCAGTGGCCGCCGACATACTTAGTAGGCCATGTTATTCAGGTAATCTTGAAGATTTTTGTCGTTTGCGGATTGTTAGGTAAGCAAGGAGCGACCCTGCTTACACTACACTTGAATATAGTTATACTTATTAATAACTACTTGTCAACTCTTTTTTATCGTGCAGAACCAGATAAATCGTAGATAAACTTACCACTACGGATTGCATCCATAATCTCGTCAGCATGTTTCTCGTATTCATGTGCTGACATTTTTTCTACATCTGACTCTTTCAGATACGTGGAAGCCTCACCAGTTTGTGGCTTACTTCTTTTATTTTTCAGCGCAACTGCCTCTGCTGCACCCTTATTATTCTTTTTCTTAGGTTCTTTGCTAATGCCTCTATCTGCTTTGTAGAGGTCAATTGCTCGTGCGGCTGACCTTGCATCATCGTCATTCTCGTACAGTGCGTCCTGTACCCACTTAGGTTGTTCTTCGGCCCATTCGTGAAAATCATCACTGTCACGAATATCATCAAAGTCTGGATGCATCTGCATTAGTGCTGCTTCTGCTTTTTCTTTTGTTGCTGAGTTTTGCATCTCATCAATTGCTTTCATTCGTTCTTCAAGAGCGATTGATTGCTCTTTCGCTTTTTTCATTGCAATTGTTTCAACAATAGCGGCTACGTCAGGATAGTCTTTTGCCCACTCTTCAATGTCCTCATCAGACTTGGGCAGTTTCATTTCTTTTTTTGTAGCATCTGAAAGCTGACGCTTTAGTTCTGCAAGTTCAGACTTAAACTCTTCTGCTTGTTTCTGTTGATGTCGGCGTAGGTCAGAGTAACGCTTTTTAAATGTTTTATCTTCTGCGCTAGTAGGTTCAGCTTCTTGCTCTGGTGATTCTTCCTCACTATCCCGTTCTTTCATTAGCTGTTCTAGTTCTTCCTCATCGCGCTTTACTCTTTCTTCTTGCGTGTAAGGTTTGTTGACAAATGCCGCTTTTGGCGTAGTCTTCATTTCTTCTGCCATGATTGTATCGTTCATTGTAGTCTCCTCGTTGGGGCCACCGTAGCCACTGTTGGTAGTGTGGGAAGTGAGTAGCCAACATATTGTAGATTATTTTTTAGAAGCTAATCCACCACGCTTCATCTTCTTTTTAATTTTGGGTTTAGGTGCTTCCATTAAACCGCCTTTAGCACGATAACCTCCACTACCGCCAACATTAGAGCCGCCCTTGCCGCCGTAGGAGCCACCAACACCACCGGGCGCAGTGCCGCCGCCAGTAGCACCACTTTGTGTACCACCACTTTTTTCCTCGCTTTTAGAATCAGTTTGTGGAGCCATTCCAGAACCCGGACCTTCTTCTGATTTTGCAACTTTTTCAGCTTCAGCAGCGGCTTTTTCTTTTTCATACTGTTCTCTTTCTTCTCGTCTTTGTTTAGCTACCTTTGCAGCTTTAATAGCATCTTCTTTAGCTTTTTCTTTTAATTTTTCATCCTCTACTTCTTGTTTAATTCTATCTCGTTCATCTTTTTGTATTTGTCTAAGGTCACTATTTTCTTTTATCTCTGCTAGTTTAGTTTTTGCTGCATTTGATTTAGAGCCTTGTTCTTTAACTATATTTTTAAGTTCATTGTACTCTGTGCCTGTTGCTGTAAACTTAGTATCTTCGAATTGAAAGTTAACATTTACTTCTTCAGGCAAAGGTTTACCAGTAGCTAATCCAAAAGCTGTTCCTAATCCAGACATTACTCCCGGTACAAATCCATCTGGCATATCAAAAGAAACACCAAAAGTATCTTCACCTATAGACAAACGTCCACCGCCCGAACCATATATTCTTTCTTCTTCTTTTGCACGTTCTTCTTGCCGTTCATCTCTGCTGGCATCTGCTCTAACGCTAGTAGTTTGAGGTGTTGTAGGTGTTGTTGTTACTTCTTCTGTTTTTGTAGCTTCTGGGTCTACATATGTAAAACCTTCTGGAATAGGATAAATAGGTTGACCAGCTTTAAATGGTATCATACGAACTTCGCCAGCTTCATTTTTATACTCGCGCATTTCATCGTACTGACCGGGGTTTTCACCTATAGTTTGAGCAAAGGTAGGAATTTCTGCTGGTTTGTATGCTTGCATAGTAGGAACGGCAGCTTGTTGGGACTGCATAGGCTGCACAAATTGTTGAGATGCAGCTTGTATTGGTGTAGGAGCAAATCCTGTTGTTGGTTGTGCTGCTTGTTGAAAACCGCTAATACCATACTGTTGTTGTTGCTGTGTAGGTTGTACAAAACCACCCACTTGCATTTCTCTAGGCTCGTCTTCTATATCAAGGTCATTAATATCAAACGGTAAATCGTCTGGTATAGTAGCATCTTCACTATTACCCATTTGACCCATTTTGTCCATTAACTGCAAGCCCATTTTAGCTTCTTGACGCATACTCATTAAATTGCCTAGACCAATGTAACGTACAACATCAGCGGGAAATACAAACTCGCCTTCACTAAGTTGTGCAGGAATATCATCACGCACTTCTTCTTGTGTAGAACCGGGTGGTACATCATTACCAGATACAGGGTCTACCGTGCCACCTTCATCCATAAGACCACCATCATTAAATATACTCATTTGTTCTTTCATTGGTATTGCTCCACCTTCATTTAAATGTCTAACTACAGGAATAAAAGGTTTTACTTTTTCAAATAAACTTTTTTCTTCTGGTACATCTATTACACGCTCTTCAGGAAAGCTGTTTGATTCTGTAGTTATAGAACCTGTATTTGTAATAGGTGTAGCTTGATTTACATTTTGACTTTTACCTTTTAGTTCTTCAAAGTAAGGTTTTTCTGTAAATCTTTTATCTCTAGGATTATCTTTTCTAAAACCTGTTAGTTTAGATGCGCTTTTTAAAAGTTTTGGTTGATTGCCTTTATTGTATAGATTGCTAACAATAGAAGCATACTCATTGTGTCGTAGCCTAGACTTATCTACACCACTATTTTTTAACATCTTGTCTATTTCAATATCTATATACTTAGATACTATTTCTTCTTCTACTTCTGGATTATTTATTATATATCTATGATATTCTGAAGTAGTCATATCTTTTATTTCAGGATTAACTAATGCGGCTTTATCCTGTTGTATATGATATCTACCAACAGTATTGCCCTCAGTTTCTAATCCTAAATTTTGACCACCACTAGACTCTTCTCTAAAAAGAAGATTTAAAGCTGCCCTTTTTTGAATTTGCGACAAATCAGCATCTTCAGAAACTTCTGCAGGAAAAGCTGGGTTAATATCTTCTGCGTTATCTTTTTCTCTACTGCGTCTATTTACAAGACCCTGAACAACTTTACCACCTGCCTTTACAACATCCATATTAGCTAGTGTATCTAGTAATAATTTACGGTCCATTTCAGATGGAGAAATAGGTGCAGACACGTCAGACATTATTAATTTCATCCCTAAGTTGTTTTAACCTACGTAACACTGCTATAGCCCCCTGTTGTCTATGCAGTGAAATAACGTCTATTGATTGTTCCATTACTTTATGATGTTGCTCAATTGCATCATCTAAATAACTATTGAACGCCTCCCATTGGCGGTTGTTCCCCACCAGCGGCTTGAGGCGGCTGAGTATCTGTTGTCTGTCCATTTCCACTAAATCCTTGTTCACCCGGTGTAGGAACTTGTCCTGTACCTATGTTACCACCCCCAGCACCTGTTGGGTCCATTGGGTTAGCACCTGCTGGTGCGCCTTCTGGTCCTGCTGCTGGGGCTTGAAAACCTTTCATAATCTCTGCTTGCAGAGCGGCTTCATCCATATTGTTAGTTACTTTGTCGGGGTCTAAGTCCAGTGATGCTGCAATCTCACGGATTACATATTGAAACTTGGCAAAAGGTGCAAGTGCTGGGCTGCTTGCTACCTGCAAAAATTGCATTAGTCGTTGGCTACGTACTTCATTAGCCATTAGGCTTTCTGTTCCACGTGCCTTAACTTCTAAATCACCTTTAATTTCTGGGTCAAAGTCAAACTGCATATTAAACCGAAAGAAACCTTCGCCTAGTGGTCGTAATAAATAATCATCTACATTTTTTACTACAGTTTTAATGCCACCACTAGCAGCACCCATAAGCATAGATATACCAGATGCAGTGCGGCCTACACCAGACACACCTGTTTGTCCGTGAGCAAAGCTAGGCATACCTGTGCTTTCATCAGATAACTGACGTGCCTTATCAAACAGCATCATATTTTCTGATGATACATTTGGAAACTTAGTTCCAAAGATAGCTTGACCCGGCGCACCACCCTGTCTACGGAATACTTTGCCCGGATATAGTGATAGGTCTTGGCCCGGCACAAGATTAGTTTCATCTAATTCCATAATTAAATTGCCAGACAATACGGCATTGTCCACAGCCATACGCATAAAACCATTCATCAATGTTTGTGTGTCATCCATATTCTCTGCAATACCTACACCAAAGAAAGAATAAGGATTTAATTCATAAGGAGCAGCATGATATGGTATTTTGCTAGGTTTAAACGGGTTAAGAACCATGCGAATAATTTTATCATTACACATCCATACGTTTGCTTGCAGTTCATCAAAGTCTTTTAACTCTTCAGGTATTTCGATATCTTGGTCTTCAAGCATGTCAATATCGACTGTACCCCAGTATTCAAGAACTTCAAAGCGGTCAATAGCAGATTCAGGTGCATAGTCAGATAAATCATCTTCCCAATATTTTTTAGTGTAATTTTCGCCAATTGCAATTACCTCATCAATAACTTGTCCACGAAAATATGGACGCTTTTTCAAACCGCGCAATTGAGTACGTGACATCTTATGTCTTTCAATTACGTACTGCGCCTCATCCATGCTATTTGCATCGGGGTCTGGATAAAAATTCCAAACAGATACATGTTGTACTTGCGGAACTGTTTTAAAACGTGGGTCATACTCACCATCATCATTCCAATTAGCGTATTCTTTATCTACCGCAAATGGACCTTTCATAACTCCTGTACCAAACAACGCCATCTCAAACGCAGAGTTACGCATGTGTTTACTAGCACCAGATTCTTCTAGTTGGTCATGTATTTTCTTTTGCATTTTTTTAGCTGCAATCATAGCAGGGCTAAATGTAATTGCTGTAGGTGTTTTACCCGGACCTTCTTTTAGCTTATCTTGTACAGGCTCTAGTTTGTTTTGCACTACACCTAATTTCTCTTGTAGTGATTGTGCTGTAGCACCCGGTTCTAAATCATTTCCATCACCAGCAAAACCATAGGGGCTAGTAGACAATGCAGTTTCACCGCGTAACTGTTCTGGTTCTTGTGGGTCAAAGTTAACATCTTCTACTACGCCTTCTGGTAGTTCTGTTGGGTCTACTGATAGTGGAAAACGCTGATTAGCAAATAGAACATCTACAATTTGTCCATAAGCTGCCAAAGTTTTTGTCTTTGTTACCTTAATAAATACACGAGACTTTTCTGCTTCAGTAAACTGTACATCTGGTCCGTATAAGCCACGGTAGTTACGATAAGCACGTATCCAACGGTCTTCATCTTGTTCACGATAATCTTCTGACCGCTGATACTTTTCGTTAATAAATGGTATAATTGAAGCAAGTTCTGCATCCTCAACAACAGAATCATCTGTGTCTTCCAATGCGATTGCATCGTCTTCAATCATAATTTCATCTTCATCCATGATGTTTTCCTTAATATCCGAATGTACTGTCTGCTACACGCATACCAGTGCTAGGTCTTCCCATTGGGTCATAATCAAATATACTAAACCTTGGTCTGGACATTATACCATACCTTAACGCATCATACAAGTGGTCTTCACTATTTGTATCAATGTCTTCTGGATTCTTTTTATCAAGCGGGATGGCTGGTAACTGTGATATGACATTTGTGCAGCTATTAAAGAATACAAGTCTAGGCTCCTCTGTAAACTCATCTACCTGTAAGCGTCTGTGTATCTCGTTCTTACCTGCCACACGACTGCCACGGCTTCTATCTGATGGACGCCAACGGCATCCTCGTGCTATCATAGTTTCCGCAAGAGATGGTCCAGTATCCCCACGCTTATGCCAAAGACTGCTATCCAGCACACCATATTTAATAGTTCCATCACCCGCCTCTAATTCAAGTATCATATCTGCCAAATCTGCGGCAAGGACTTTAGAGACGTATAGTTCTCTATATACCACAAGCTGCTCATTAGGTGCGACAGCAAACCAAACAACGCCAGACTTACTGCCGTAACCATAATCGCAAGCCCTAAACTTAACCCAATTATGAGGTACATCGAAAGGCTCAACAACATGAATGTTGCGGTCAAACTCAGTAAAGGCCGCGCCTTCTTTGATATCCCAATCGCCTTCAAGAAGCTGTCGTCTTTGCTGCTCTGGCATGGAGAGTAGCATTGCTTCATAGTCACCCGACTCTGCCAGATAAGGATTGTCTGATAGTCTTGCTGGGATAAACCGCCTTTTAAATAGTGACTTTCCAGCCTTTGCATGTCCTGCTGGGTATCGTAGTACTTCTCCGGTTTCACTGTCTGTTGCATCGAATGCTCTATTGTATGGTGATGGGTCAATGAACATTTTCTTTACCCAGTGATGACCTCTTCCTCCGGGGTTAGTTGTGGCTCTCATAAAGATAGGCAAGTCGGGTGCAGTGGACCGTAGACGTGACCGCATGTAATTCCATGCATATGGTGTGGCCCACTGGGTCAATTCGTCAAACCCTATCCAGCTAAATGCTAGACCCTGATAACGCAAGACATCATCATCTCTGTCGAGGTACGACATCCACAACCTTGCGCCAGATGGTGCAGTCCACTGCATCTTTCTCTCTGACCACTTAATACCGGGCCAGATTTTTGGGTACAACTCCTGCGACTTAAATACCAATTCTCTTAGTTCTTCTGTGGTGTGTCGCAAGAGCAATCCACTAAATGCGGGATGGCCCATGTAACGCAGTGGGTCAGCAAGCATTGCATATGACTTACCGCCCCCTGCACTGCCGCCGTAAAGAACTTCACGTTCCGCTGCGGCAAGAAACTCTGTCTGTGGTCC